TTCTTTTATCAAAGGAACTACAACAGTAGCATCCCCAATATTTTTAATATGCGGCTTGAGCTCTTTAATTAATAAATTTATTTGCTTTTCTTTTTCCTTGGCATTTTTATAAATATCTGCCAATAGATCTTGGAAGGTTTTACCCTCAAAAATTTCTTCATTATTCATATCTATTATAAATATAAAAATAAAGTAATTTTATTGACTTTTTAGGGTACCATTTGAAAGAAATTCTTTGTATAAGATAATATACTTTTGTTTTAGGTTGTTAATCACCTTGGTTATGTATTGAGTCTTAACATCAACCATTTCGCGAACTAATATATAGATTGCTTTTTTATTAAAATTTTCTAGATTACCTCGGTTTTTAAAAATTTCCATTAGAGCATATAATATATTTAGATCTCTTTCTTTTGTAACAATGCTCTTGGGATTCTTTTCACAATACTTTATAAATTCTTCCATGAATAGATATGTATCTTCTAAATGTTTTTCTCTTTGGACTTCTCCGCTAATATCTCTAGTTGTATCAATTTTAGAAATATTATCCTTGATCTTTAATAATCTATAATTATTATTGTTGTGGTGTATTAGATAATTTTTGGCAACTATAGAAAAATAAGAAAAGGCTTTACCTTTACCTTCTGTATATTTGGGCATTTTCTCTATTAAGAAAGAGACAACTTCATGTTGAACTTCTTTAAATGGATAATCAAAATAATAAAATTTAAAGGTGTGAATAATATTTTCAACCATCTTTTCAAATGGATATTTAATACTATCATTATAAATCTTATTTCTTATGGTGGGGTCTTCTTCTTTATTGTATGCTACAATAGCATCTTGAGCTTCTAGTGTAAAATAATTTTTCTTTTTACTTTTTTTCTTTATGGTCATCTAAATTCTTATCCTCATTCTTTAATATAAAATCATCCAGAGTTTGAATGGTATCTCTTATTTGATCAAAAGTACTTCCAACTTCGTCATCAGCTTCAAAAGATCCCTTTTGGTCGATTGATTTAATCTGGCTATAAATCTGATTTAATCTTGTGTTTAAATTATTAACCCAAATCTCCAGAGTCTCTGAATAGTCTTCTAATTTTTCATACTTTTTCAAAAGATTTGTTATTATAAAAATAGAAACTATACTATAGATTCCCAATATCAATATTATCCAATACATTATTATTCCTTAAACAGATCATCAAATAATTTAGAAGCAGAATTTGTTGTGGTATTTTTATTAGCTAAACTTCTCAAACGATTTGTTTTAGAAGTATTTGTAAATTGAGGTTTTACATTTCCACTATCTTCTTTTTTCCATAACTCACATTCAATTCTTGAAGCCATGTGATCTGCATGGTGAATTATTATTGGTAAGTTTGTTCTTAAGGATCTTTCCGGAAGATATGATTTCAAATATGTGGTATTAGCGTCCTCATAAGCTCCATCATGAACCAAAATAGAAATCATTTCGTTCTTGCTAAGCTTAATATCATGTTCTTGTAATAACCAAAGGCCTCTATGGGGTACTGACATGTGTACAATATCTGGATTAGTGGAATATATTTTTCCCTGATTTTTACGGTGCCATTCACTCGGATTGGGAATATAATGATCATTATCCAAATCTCCAATCTTCCCCAAATCATGATTTAAAGCCACAAAGATTAATTCCTCTTTTGAATAATCTATAGTAGCTCCAGATTCGATCCATAAGTTAAAAAGCTTTTCGGAAAACTCAATGACTCTTAATATGTGATCTAGATATCCTCCGGGAAAACAATTATGAAAATGCTCAATCCCAGATGCTGGTGCTGTAATAATTCTATCCTTGAGAGCTTCATACATCGTAATCAAATTATCACAACGTTCTCCACTAAAATTATTAGTAATAATGTCTATTAATTTATTCCAATTCTCTTGTATTTGTTCTGCTGTTAAATTCATTTTTTTTTATTCTTTAATTTATTTTTTTCAATTCGTAATGCCTCGTCATATAAACTATTTAAATGACCATGGGGATTTTTTTTCTGTAGTTTATTCATTCTATTAATAACTTTTCTATAGATACCCAATTCCGTAGCTTCATATAATACATCTTCGATGTTACTCATTTTTAACCAGTCAAGTAGTATTTTGGATCGGTACGTTTACCATATCGACTAATTTCATAATGCAAGTGGGTACCAGTTGAAAATCCAGTACTACCAACAGTACCAATTGGATCTCCGTCTTTTATATCATCATTCCATTTAACGAATAATTTATTCATATGACCATAAAGTGATTTATACCCGCCTTTGTGTTTAATAATAACACATCTACCATAACCACGAAACCAATTTGCTTTTATTATACGACCTGAACCTGTAGCGTAAATTGTATCTGTATATGTCCCTTTTAAATCTAATCCACAATGCCAATTCCATCGTTTTGTTATTGGATGCCTTCTGGCTCCAAAATTTTCACTAATTTTAATTGAATCTAATGGATGACCCAATGGTAATGAATCTAATATTAATTCTAAAGAATCTCTTTCGAATAATAATATATCATATTTTTTATGTAGCGAATCTATTTCATTTTTAAAATTTTGTGTTATATTATTCACCCAATTTATAGTAGTGGCCAAATACACAAAACAAAATATTAATAATATAATTCTAAAGTATCTCATCTATTATTCCAAAATCCAAGGCTTCTTCAGCTGAAAGAAATAAATCTGTTCTAGTGTTTTTCTTCCACCATCTGGCGTTTTTCTTTGTTTTATTTTCTAATAAATTATTTGCCATAGATTCCATATGTAAAGAGTGCTTTGCAGATGCCTGTATATCTGAATTTTTGCCTATGTTCCAAGCTGATCCTTCGTGTAACATTATGGTTGAATGCCTACTTGCCGATCTCTTTCCGGTACCACAAGCTAGAACCATAGCTGCCGCACTCATTGCAAATCCTCTACAGGCAATATTAATCTTTACTTCAAGTTGATTCATATAATCAATTATGGAAAACATTTCGTACATACATCCCCCAGGAGAATTGATTAAAACATTTATTGGACTAGTATCTTTTGATTCCCTAAATTTAAGAATTGTCCTACACTTAGTTATAAAATCATAAGATGAATAATCTTCTAAAGGCCCTACCAAATATAATAAGGAGTCTTCGACATTTAAGCCGATGTCCATTTCTTTATATAAATATTTTTTAGAATCTATTGGCTCGACTAAATCTTTATTTATCTTTTTTGCCATATTTGGGATCTTTCCAATCAAACAATAATTTCAATTGTTTCTTATCAACTACAACCGTATTCTTTTTCAATTGTTTTGAAATAAAAGTTTCAAATTCATCTCTAACATCATCTTTCTCAAGTTCTCCGAAGGTATTTATTATTGTTTCTTCTTGATATCCCAAAGCCTGTGCCATTCTAATACACATGGTCCTAAACTCTTGACAAGTTAAATCGTCTGGAATATCAAATTCTATTTTTTGGGCTTCTCTTGCATCTTCGGCCCTTTTGTAAATAAATTTGTCCATTCATATCTCCCGAATTTTTATAGTGTTGATTAAATATACAAAATATATTTTAGATAAAAAAATTATTTTGCTATAAATTGAATAATATCAAAATGACGAGGAAATCTACCAGAAGCTATTCTATTTAATTTACGAATCTTAGATTCTACACTAGATCTTTCCCTTTTGGTCGTTATATCATTTAAAGATTTTTTAAGAGAATTGATATTTTTCAAAGCAATAGTTATTACCTCTTTCTTCTGTTTCTTTGTGGGCTTTACAGTTTCTGTTATAATGGTTGGTGAAAATTTTCCCCTTAGATGTTTTTGTTCCTCACCCTTATGAAAAACATTTCCATTCTTATCAACATATTCTTTCATAAACTGCCAACCTCTAGGTCTTCCAGTAGATTGTCTCCGATCTTTAATTTCGGGAGGATCTACCAATTGTCTAGAACAATAAGGACATACAATAGCTTTAGCATCTTCTGAAACAGGAGTATATTTAAAACACTGTTTTCCCTTCCAATATCTTCCCTTAAAAGTTTTTCCGCCCACTTCACTATTAGCACAAATCATATATTGATTACCATCTTCACCAATATATGAATCCCATATTTTATTTTTCTTAGCCACGATTTTCGAATTTAATTAATAGTTTATATGCTTCTTTTATGTCTTTATCATATCTAGCATTAGTTAACATAGTTCTGATTTTACCACCTGCTCCCCTTGGAAGTCTTTTTGATCTTTTTAATATTTCGGAAACACCCACATCTAATTTAGTATCTTCAGATTCTTTTTCAACTGGGTCTGGTCCAGTATAATGTTCAGCTGCATCAGTTTCTGAATAAGTTCCGGTAACCAATTCAGGTTCTTTCGGTAAAACTGCTTTAATTTCCTCTATCGAATAGGGCTTATTATATTCAAGACCCTCTGGCACAGACATCATAACTTTTTCTAAATGTTCATTTCTTTTTTTATGATATTCATCTATCTCTATGGGGCTTTTAATATTGAACCGACCAAAAGCGAAATTTGCTGCAACAATTAATGCAATTGCCAAAGGATCAAATACAAAAATAATCAACAATAAAAACCAATTAACAACTCGATCCATTTCGACATTAGTTAACTCTGCAATATACTTAAGAGGTCCCAATTCCCTCTCATCTTCGTTGGATATCTCTTTATTTAATATTTGCATATCTACTGAAGTTAAAGAATCTGTAAATGCTTCCAATTTAATATTAACTTCATTCCTATCTTCTACTGTAATTTTTAATTCGTCTTGTAATACCCTTCTAGCTGAACTAGAAGATGTTGTGATCAATTGGCCTGTTTCTCTATCAATATATTGTACTTGAGTTGGATTTGAAAGTGCTATTCTTAAATCTGATATAGATTTATTTAACTGGTCTTTCTCCAATTTAAAATCATTTTTTGATTCCTCAAATCTTATTTGTTTTTGTTCTAAAACAGCCAAAGATTTATCTAACAATTTTGATTTAATTGCAGTTGAATGATATGCTCCAGAAAGGAATCCATAAATACCTCCACTAGTAATAACCATAAGAATAAAACATGCTATCAATAAATAGGTTCTTAAAGCCTTATTAATGGTAGACCAATACTGATAGAGTAAAGAAGCAACTACCAACTTAGCTACCTCTAAAGATCCGGTCATTATAATAACCTGAGTACTTGCACCAGCAAATAATTTACTTAATCCATATACTGAATAAAATGCTGCAGATGCCGATACTGATAATGCTGAAAAAGCTATTAGATATGGGAGAATCTTAGACCTCATCTGACTCAAGATTCACCTTCTCTATGGCTTCATCCAACTGTGCTAAAGCTCTTTTTAGCAAAACTATATTTTCTTCTTTACTGATGTCGGGATTCGACATTGTTGAAATAACTGACGAAATAAGTTGTCTGGAATTCTCTAAGTATTTTTCAGTTAATATTTTATATTTCATTTAAAACTTTCTATTTTATTAAATACATATTAAAAATTAATTAATAATTTCAACTTCGCGAATAGTTTCACAAAATAAAAATCTATTAGAACGTTTAAAAATCTTATCAATATTTTTTCCATATTGAGCAAGATGTTCTCTCCAAACATTTAACATCTTATATTTTGAATCAATATTATGATCAGGTACACTTCTATGCACCATATAAACTGCATCTTTATGTTTATATATTTCCTCTATCATAATACAAAAATAAGGGGGACATTACTCCCCCTATATTTCACCAACATAACCCAATTATTGAACTTCAATAACTTTAGCTTTCGAATTTTCTTTCTTTGGAAATACTATCTTAAGAATACCATTATCGGTAGTTGCTTTGATTTTATTTATATTTACGTCCTCGGGTATTAGAAATGTCTTCTTAAACGAAGAGGATATAAAAGAGTTTTTATTCTCGTTTTTTGCTTCATAAGATACCGTTAGATTTCTATCTTTAGTTTCTATATGAATATCTTTTTTTGATAGACCTGGAATGGCTATCTCTACATCATAAGACGAATTTGTTTCATCCGTTGTAAAAGTATTTTTAATCGGATTAGATAAACTCCAATCAGATAAAAGTGGGGACGTAAAAAAATCGTCCAAAAGATTATTTAAATTTAATTTTGTATGTGTTGGTAAAAAATTATTTCTCAGTGTTAACATAATTACTCCTTTTAAGGTTAAACATATTTTTATTTATTATACTCACTTATATATGTCAAATAATATGCCATTCCATGTATTGTGACATTTTGTCATAATAATATGACATTTTGTCATAATAATATTTAGTCCCTCCCTGGGTCCCCATCCTATGAGAACACCCACCCAGGATTTTACGACGTAATCCTTGTAGCCGTCAGCTCCGGGGGCCCTTAGGCCGCCATTGCTAGTTCAACGTGTTCGCCAGTTGCTGCGGTGAACCTTCCTCATATCCTTATCTCCCGATCAATTCCAGACACCCCCATATTGTAAATACCTTTTGTGGAGGTGGAGGGATTCGAACCCTCGTCTCGCTGAGTAGCTAATACAAGTACTAACGGTTCATTTACTTTTTAACTTTCTTTGCGCCATTATATTTTTTCTTTTTTGGATAATAAGGACGCTTTCTTTTTTCTACTTCTTCTTTTAGCAATTTAATTATAATATTAAGATCTATGGCTCTCTCCTTAAATTGCTCAAGAATTTTACCATATCTCCTAAATATAAATATGTGGGTAAACGAATATCCAATCAATAAACCTGCTATTAAATAATAATATTTTTCCATTTTATTTCCTAAATTCTAATAATATTTTTAGCTTTCATAGGGTTTCCTAATAATCCCAATTTCTTTGCTACATTATATGTATATTTACCATCATCCAGCTCCTGAGTTATTTTAGAAGCTTCCGTCCAAGTAATCGGAATACGATGTCTGTCTATTAGAAGGAATCCAATTATATCTATTCCCTCCGAATCTTTAGTCCTACCGTGATTCAATTCAAAGTCAATTGAATCCCAATTGGAACCATATTTTTTACCATTAAAAATTTTACTCATTTTTTTAAAATTAAAGTTAGTATAAATTATTCTATGCTAATATACGAAATTTTTTCATATTATTAAAATAAAAATTGATTTATTTTATCGTGGATTTTTTACATTAACTGGTCGCGTATGTTGAATTTTTTTATGAGAGAAATTTGTATTCACTTTTGGCTTTTGAACATTCCTGACTACATTATTATTAACATGTTTAATTTCATTCGTTCGAATAGGTTGTTTGGGTTTCACATAAGTGGGATAGGTTCTTATAGTTGACTTAGTATTAACAACCTTTGGCTTTTGATAAGCTGGATATGGTCTTGGTTTATTTGTTTTTACGGGCTTATATACAACTTGTTTTTTATTACTGTTGGACTTTTTATGATGTACATAATGATGTGGTTTATGACGATGCGAATAATGGTAAGTTGGTCTATAAGTATACCAATGGGAATAATTATATAATGAGTGCCAGCTATTATAAAATGAGTGATAGCTATAATATTTATAAGGGCTATACCACCACCAATAATAGCTTGTATAAAATGGATAATAATAAGAATACCAATAAGGATTATGATATGACCAATAAGACGTATAATAAGGACGTCTATGAAATCTATTTATTCTTGATGTATAATCTGTATAGTAATTATTAGGTATGTAAGTATTGGTTTCTTCTTCAACAGTATCAACATCATATATGGTCCAATAGATATCATCATTCTCCTGAGAATAAGTTGTTACTGTAAATAATATAATTAATATAATTAATATAGTTCTCATACTAATGTTCTATGAAAAAATTATGCCAATCTAAAAAAGGAGCAGATACTAGCATTTATTAGCCATATCTGCTCCTAGCAAAATCCTTGTCGGGTAATTGCTGTTATTGATTAACGATTTCTATTATCAATATACATCCGTTCTACTCTACCATCTTTATATTGGAAGATGTAGATTCCTTGGGGTAAATAATCTACACCAATATAGACATTCTTTCCTAGAATATCATAAATGTATATAGGAATATCTGATTCGTCTAATAACTTAACAGCTACTGTATTGCTGTATTCCCAGTTACCATCATAATCTACTTGACGGAATCTATAATAATTAAATCCAGTTGATGGAAATCTATCATTAAAGATATAAGTAATGCTTTCATTAGTATTACCATTTCCATCCACTATTCCAATTATATCATAAATGATACCATCACTACTTCTTTCAATTTCAAAACGATCATTGTTTTGTTCACTAACGGTTTCCCATTGTAATTTAACATGTTCGTTTGTAATTATTTCCGCAGTAAAGTATAACAAGCTGACAGGTAATGGATCATTACTTCCGCCTGACCCACCTTCTGAAAAGGAAGTAAATCCTAACTTCTGAGCAAATCCACTTGCTACTGTTCTTCCGGCTAATCCTCCATCAGGAATAGTAGTTGAACCATCAAAAGTGTCCCATTCATTATAGTTAGTAGATCCGGTAGGTCTTTTTACAATAGTAAATTTATTATCAATTAATCCAGAGAGATTTGCTATGTAAAAATTCAATCCATAATCACCACTTAAAAATGCTCCACCCATACTTGGTGTCATTGTCCAAATTGCATTTTCATTGACATGAGTGATTGCAGTTCCATTCTGAGAAGTATTTAGATACCCATCTTGATTGGTGCCTCCTTCAACTATTGAACCTACACTCATTTGGACGAAATCATTATTTCCAGGCAGGTTCATAAGATTATTAATCAAATCTGCTCTAAAGTAATTAGTAGGACCTGAACCCTGTCCAATTGGAAAAGCATAAGTTCCTGTATTAGCAGTAATGTGTCGCCTTAAATCTCCAC